TTAGTATGCAACAGTTACCCAATCTTTTCCTCTGTCATCATGGTAACGATCGGTTTGTTGTTGTGTTTTATGGCCTAACAGCATTCGAGTATTTATTCCCTGTTCTTTGTAAAGCCGTTCAGCAAGAGAACGTTGTTCGTGGAATGTCGCAGGGGTTCCATCCCCCCAATCTATATTTGCTTTGTCTCGGGCTTTACTGAAATTCATTGTGATGGTATTGGATTTTACCTGAGCCCCACGTTCGGCCTGCGAAGTTGCTCTGAAAAAATGAATTAGGTATGGGCTGACTGCATAATCGCGACAGCGAGCAATCACATCCTTAAGCTTCCAGCCAATTGCATCGCAACGCAAGGAAAGTGGGATAGCTACTTTACTACCCGTTTTTTCCTGCACAACATGTAAGTGATCGTCCCAGACGTCGGAAAACTTCATTCTCGAGATATCGCCAAGGCGTTGGCCTGTGACAATCGCCAGAAGCATCGCGTTACCCAGATATTTATGATGGGTGTCGGCGAACTCAAATATTGTCTTCCATTCATCTAAGCTTAAACGTTGACGAGTGATCCTGCGGCGTGGCTGCTTAGTAGCAAGTGCAGGGTTATATCCCGGTGGTACCTCGCCAAAATGCTGGGCTTCCTTAAATACATCGATTAATACCGACCGTATTACTTGCGCCATTCTGGGTTGTCCAGCAGATATGGAATCATCAAGAATCTGAGCAATATCTCTTACATCGACAGATGAGATTAATTTCATAGCCGTTCTCTCACGAAGTATTGCTACAGGCTTGGCCTTTTGTTTGAATGTATTCGGTTTAATGTCACCTGATTTAACCCTTTCTTCCTGTATAACCCAGTAGCGATCCAGCCAGGTAGAAACCGTTATTGCTTTCCCTTTGCTGGTGGCAATACGATCACTAATTGCTAATACCTGGCGTGTGCGTTGTTCAGCAAGTCGAGAGTTGGCTTCTGTTGCAATGGCAATGGCCTCTTCTTCATTATCACCCAGAGCGTGAAACTTTCCGGTGATTGGGTGCTTATACCGCCAGTAAACCTTATTAACCTTTCTGCTATAGAGAGGGTAAAGATTTGGGACAGAAACATTATTTTTACGGGGTCTCGCAGCCATCGGACAATATCCTCAGAAGTGCTGGTGAATCAGTTTTTTTGATCACCGGTTGAGTAATATTCCCGGTTAATTCTGCATCTTCTCTCACTCGCCAGTAACGGCCTTCTTTTCGTGCTGGTGGAGTGAACATGCTTTCCTTTGCGTACCGGCGCAGAGTGCTCATACTTGGCGGATTGCTCCGGTACTTTTCTGCGGCCCACTCTTCAAGAGTTAATGTCTGAATCATGGCAATTTCTCCATAAAGCCCGGCTGCATCCGGGCCAGTAGGTTTAAATGTCGGGGCTTGTTGCTGGAACTAACTTCTGCCAGATAGCAGACACATATTTAGCCTGATGTTTAGCATCGGCCAGCGCGTTATGCATATCGCCGTCAAATGGCATATCGCGTTTTGGGTCAAATCCAATAGCGCGACCGAGATCGACAATTGTCCGGACATCCTGATCATTCCAGAATTTCCATGGGGTCACATGTCCAGCGCGTTCGTAAGCACCACGCAGAATGACATTGTCAAAGCTGGCACCATTACCCCAGACTTTCAGGTATTTAGGGTTATCGGCATGACGATTAATGAAATGGCTTAATTCAGAGAGTGCTGCCGAGATAGATATTGCATCATCTGCGCAAATGGCTGCTCTCGCTTCTGTACTTTGCTTCATCCACCAGATGATGGTATCTCCATCTGGTTGTGCCCCCTGAGCCATTGCGCTTTCAAGCTGGACCGCTGTGTAAAACTCCTCGCCAATCTTTCCGCTTTGCGGATCAAAGAATACAGCGCCGATGGAGACGATCGGAGCGGTGGGTTTATTACCCATGGTTTCTAAATCAATCATCAAATGGTTCATATATGACCTTAAATTAAAAATATTTCACTTATCAGCTCACATATAACCTGAAATTCAAGTAATGGTTCATATAAGAGCTTTTTCGATGCTAAATATAAGGAAGTGGTTCATTTGTGGTCTTTATCTGAAAAACAGACTCAGCCATCATTCTTCTGCTGGTTTGCTTCAGGCATTGGCTTCCAGTGAGTTGCCTCTCGACTACCGAACCTGTTTATATAAGCCCAGTCATCAGGGTAAATAGTGCCGTCCTGTACTTCTGCACCCCAAACGACACCCTCGCAATCTGCAACGAGGATAGCTGTCTCGTTATCGGGAAAACGTTCACTGATCGGTATCCATTCACTGGCCTTCCTGTGCGCCAGCAGTTCATTAATGGCTTCAGCTGCATACGCATAACGCAATGTATCAAGAGAGCCAGTGTATGAGTCCATCAGGAATGCGCTCAAATCTCGCAAGTTATCATCTGTCATCTTGCTTCCCTGTTGTAATCCCATGCGATTAGTATTCATAGTTCCTCCGGCCCTTCTGGAATAGGTGCCCAGTGGGTAATGTCGAGGTCTGTCATGCCTTCGATCTGGAACGACCATTCCCACTCGCCAGTTTCGACTTGACCCGGACCATACCAAAGAGAGCGCCATCCAATAATCCAGCCTTCGCCATTAGCATCAAACAATAAAACCTGCTGATTACCAGGAGGAAGGCAGTCATGCACGCAGTTACAGCTGCCCTCATCATCAAGCGCAATAACATCCAGCCAGGCTACGCGACAGAGACGGCCGCCAAGAATTTCAGTGTGGCCATTTACTGCCGGTTCCTTCCCGTCTTCAAATTCAACAACAAAAGTTACTTTTCCCATATCACTCGGCCCCTTCCACTGAAACCTGCTTTGCCAGGCGCTCAGCTTCTCGAAAATCCCAATCTACGCGATGAGCGATATCGATAGCCGACCGGACGGCGTGTTCCACCATGATGTCTAATTTCTGGATAGTCATTGCTATGTCAGGATTGCGAGCCAGCAGTTCTGCTCTTTGAATCTGCCAATTGTTACAGCTTTCCAGTAATGAATTAGCCATTGCTGGTCTCCACTATCAGTATTTCGCGCTGATTGCAGGTGCAAAGGCGAAGATCATCAGCGATGCCGTACCAACGAAGGAATTTTCGACCGTCACTTGCCACTGTTTTCCACATCTTCCCTAGGTAAACACCTGATGGCACTGAGCTCGAATAATCGGCAAGGGCGCCGAACGTTTGGCTATCCATAACGGCAAACGTATCATCGATTAGAATCGCTTCTGCAGCAGGCTGTTGCCAGTGGCGACCTAGTGGGTCGGTCATGGGTGGAATATGCACGTCGATGTTATTGCTCATTGCCGGCTTCCCTTGCTTCGCTTTTAAATGCCGCATTATCAACAGCAAGGTTAACTACCTGCAGGTTCAACGCATCGCGCTCTTTCGTGAGAGCTTTACGCAGTTCTAAAGATTCAGTTAGGGCAGTAAAAGTCACACTTAGCCTAGTGGCGACTTCGCGCATTAACTTGGCTTCTGCTGGTGGCAGAGTTGGTACCGCAGCATAAGCGGCGGCGACCAGGTCTTTTACTTTCAGATGCATGTGCATGTGCGAAGCTCCATCAGTTCGTTGAAGCGGGTCATGAACAATCCAAAAGCCTGTCCAGGACGCAGTGGCACAATCTGGATCATGTCGCTGGTAGGGATACCCTCAAGTACAGGCCATTTGGTACCGTCATCAATGTCCAGATCCCGGCGTTCGGTAGCCAGCATTGTCAGGTCGGCATATTTCACGATAGCGGACTGTGTCAGTGGCAATTCGTACTTAAATCGAATAAGGCCGTCTACGAACGTTTCGATCCGTTGGTAGTCTGGAAGCAGGGCTTTAAGTGGCGCGGGAATATCCTGGCAATATGCCTCAGCCGCATCATGCATCAGCGCTTCAAATGCGAACTCAGGCGGTACCAACTGGCTGCACAATACGGAGTGTTGAGCCACGGAATAGAACTCTGGTAAATGACCAGCGAAGCGGCAAATATGCGATAACGCGGTGGCGATATCTTCAATCTCGATATCGTCAACGGTGGCGTTGGTATAATGAAAATGCTTGCCGGATAACGTCTGTATAAAACTCATCGGTATATTTCTCCATATATTCGCAGCTGCATCTGCGGTTGATTTTGGTTGCACGAATCCCTCGCCGGGTGGCGATTAAAAAAGGAATTACGCTTCACTAATTGCCCCAAACTGCAGGGCAATTAAGGCAGAGCAATTACGCTTTGAAGTTACCGATGAATGTTTCCACTGGTTTTTCGTTGAACTTGCCAATCAGCAGGTCACGGAATTCATTAGCGATAGCTTCTTCCTGGGCTTCCAGTTGGACGATACGCAGTACGAAACACGGCTCGCTACTTTTCAGCAGACTGTTACGCATGCTGAAGGCACGTTCACCCAGGCCTTCGTACGGGACACATTTGAACTCAAAGGCCACTGGCATAACGTCTTTGCTGCTGGCTTCGATGCTTTGCATCAGGGACTTTTTACCGCTGAAATCACCGTCTTCATGGTCAGCCTGTGTTGCCTGCTGGATAGTAATGCGGCGAACAGCTTGCGCGGCCTGGGCGATCGACATTGTCTTACCGTCAGCATCGAACGCAGTCAGGTAGTCACTCCAGTCTTCCAGCCACTCAGCGATTTGCTTCTGGCTCAAGCGGTCGCCATCGATAGTCAGTAGTGCGCGGAATGGGGCTGTTTTTTTCAGCTTGATGGTTGAAACGTTATCGGCGTGACCAGGATTATCGAGAGTGCCGATATTGAAGACAGAGCGGGCGCTCATGTTTTCCGCATCAATAAAGCAGCGTGCCGGTTCTTCAGCACTGGCATAACCAACAGAGTAACGAACAAAGTCATCGATGCTGGTCGTATCCATGGCGCCACGGAAGCGGAAACGCTCCAGGCGTAAATGCTCCAGACTTTGAATCTTTGTACCTTCAGGAAGAATGGCTGTTGGGCATGCAGCATCCTGAATATCATTAAGATGATAACCAGAAAGGACCAGGTCTTTTACTTGCTGGATAGCGCCGCCGTCTAATTGAGACATACAAAATTCCTTATAAATAAATTGGTAGAAGTAATGGCAGTGAATTAGTCAGTCGCGGTTCACTGAGCCGCTTTAAGCTTTCCGTCAGTAGCGCCGTTGATCCCGAAGAGTTGCCCCTGATCTTCCTGCAAGATGGTGAGCTTGCCGCCACGGTTAACCCACATAGGGGTTTCAGTGGTGTCTTCTTCCGTCGCCTTGCCGCGTGGAGTAGGGGTGGTGTACTGCAATTTGTGTTTGATTTTGACGCGCTTTTCTTCGACAGAGTTACCCATGCGTTCAATATCAAAAGTCAGAACCACTTTGCCTTTTCCGCCGTTATTCAGCGTGCCGAGTGCAGTGGTATTGAGTGAGGCGGCGATCTTATTCATGAATACGCCAGCATCCAGTTCGCCCAGGAAGTCGGGCACTACAGTCATGCGGTCATTGCTCATCGTTTTACCCTCGTAATGGCAGCTGCAACTGCCAGTTAGAAATCTCCATACACACGATTAGGTTGTGGTGCCGGGTGCCTCCCGGTGCTGTCTGGCGGCAAACCATCCAGCGATGACCTATACCGATAATGACTTGATGTTTTGCCTTTCATCGCGAGCGCTGAGCCGCATTCACCACAACGAAGAGAGCACTGCCGGTGTCCGAATTGAACGGACTTTTTCTCTGCCCATTGCCACTGTATCGTGGTGTCTGGAATCGAACCGGACATTAAACCTTGCTCGTCAATGCTCTCATCGTTGTGAAATCCGTTAACGGGGATCAGGCGACCTGTTTTTACGATTCATCCACCCCGGTTTAGCGGCGCCACCTCGCCGGGGTAGATGTAAAGTGCAGTTACGCTGCAAGACGGCTTGTTGGTATGCTCAGGCAATCATGTCCTGAATCGCGGGGTTTGCTCTCCGCCCCAGGTTCTCCCCGCTATGCTTTAGCGCGTAACCTGAGAAAAACGCCTTCAAGTCTTTCGGCTTTCGCCATGTTCTGTTCGAATCATTCGGTTTTCCATATGCCGCTGGCGCTACTTCTTGGGCGTCCTGCCTGTTCGTTTTGGTTGATTTGAAGTTTAATGATTCAAACAAAACTGTCAAGAATTAAGTTTGAATGATTAAACTTTATTGTTTGGGGCGAAAAAAAACCAGCTAGAAGCTGGTTTCTGGATGAGGAAGTTTGAAGTGTTAAAGCAAGTCCATCTCAACGCGAACGCAAACGCCAACTATTTCACACGTTGAATCAAGTGGGATGGGCCTAAACGCTGGATTTAGAGGCATCAAGTACATATTTGGGCCATCGATTGCCAGTTTTTTTACTGTTGTTTCATTGGTTCCATTGATGCGTGCAACCACAATTCTTCCATTGGCCGGTTCCACTTCAGGATCGACAATGACTATGGAGCCATTTGGTAATGACATTCCGCTACCAGAAGGCGCAGACATTGAATCGCCCGATACACGTAATGAGAAGGAGTAAGGGGATACCTTGGCTGTTGTTTCAATCCAGTGAGTAACCTCATCCCAATTATTTTCTATCATTTCTTTCCAACTACCAGCCTGAACTGAGGAAATTAAAGGTACGCGACGGCGCAAATCAGGGCCGGGCTCAGCATTACCAATAGTTTCTTCTACCAACCCACCCTCAGTTAACCAGCGTTCACTAACCCCGAGTACGTCTGCGAGTTTGCTTATGTATTTTGCAGATGGTTCTGTGCCTCCATTCACCCATTGGCTCACGGTGCCTTTTGACGCGCCTGTAGCAGCCATCAAATGAGTGCTTTTCAGCTTTAATGCCTTCATGCGCCGTGTAATGCGGTCGCTCATAGATTCAGTCTTCATGTTTAAAGAATTAAACAAAACAAGGTTTAAAATCTTGACTATTTTTAGTTTGAAACATTAAACTGTTTGTCATTATTCCCATCCTGGAGAGGGCAATGTTAAAGCAAGATTTAATTAATCATTTCGGTACAGCTACTGCGGCGGCAAAAGCTCTGGGCGTATCCAAGTCAACAGTGAGTCTTTGGAAAGAAATTGTTCCTTGGCAGTACGCACTACTCGCAGAAAAGCAAACCGATGGGGCACTTAAATACGACTCGGTGACTTATCACAAGCCTAGCGATTCAGCGGCATAACAGTAACCACAGAAATAAGGAGTGAACCGTGGGTAATGAACCTAAATGGAAATTTGAGAAACAGCCGCTTTGGCTGGTGGCAGCAATCAGGAGAACTATTGCTGATCTCCCGGGCGGCTACGAAGAGGCAGCTGAAATTCTGGGGATCTATAAGTCAGATGATGTAACCCCATCAGTTGATGCGCTGCATAACCGTTTACGCACTGATAGCGATCAGATATTTCCGCTTGGTTGGGCGATGGTTTTACAGCGTGCTGGTGGTACTCATCATATTTCCAATGCACTTGCTCGTGACGCTAATGGTGTTTTTGTCTCCCTCCCTGATACAGAAGAAGTTGAAAACGGGGATATCAATCAGAGATTGCTGGAGGCCATTGAACAAATTTCTCGTTATTCACAGGAGGTGAGAGAGGCAATTGAAGATGGAGTTATCGATCAGAGAGAAAGAGTAGCGATAAATGACGAACTTTATCTAGCGATTGCGAAGCTTCAGGAGCATTCAACGCTAGTTTATCGAGTGTTTTGCACCTCAGAAAAGAGTGACGCCCGCGAGTATGCAGCTCCGGGCGCCTTGGCGAAAAACTCTACGTTGTGTATGGAGAAATAATCCGCATGAGCAATTTAACCGAAAATTGTCATTTACCGCAACTAAGGATGCATCCGGTACCGGGCGCCCCGTCGTTTCGGTATGTATGCATGGTACGTGGCCAGTGGGTTTCATGTAACCACAGTAGCGCTTACATGATTGTGGGGGTATTCAACCGGAGGGCTGCGCAATGGTTCAGCAAATGAGTAACGCTGCGGCGTCTGCAGCGGTGTCTGTATTTTCTTCCGGCCTGGTAACTATGAGCAGTCGAGAAATCTCCGACCTGGTTGAATCGCGTCATGCTGATGTTTGCCGAACCATTGAGAGATTAGCGGCAGCTGGGGCCATTCAGGGGTATGCGCCAACGCCGTATACCCACCTTCAGAACGGGCGAACCTACAAAGAGTATCTGATTGGCAAACGCGACAGCTACGTAGTCGTTGCCCAATTATCTCCACAATTTACCGCTCGTCTTGTGGATAGATGGCAGGAGTTAGAAAACATAACTGCAGTCCCGCAAACTTTACCCGAAGCTCTTCGCCTGGCTGCCGATATGGCAGAGCAGAACGCACAGCTGGCTAACAAGGTTCAGCAGGACGCGCCAAAGGTCGCGTTCGTAAACCAATACGTCGAAGCCGGTGGCAATAAAAGCCTGCGTGAAACGGCGAAAATCCTGAACATGCCAGAGAAGGCGATGATTGACACTCTGGTCCGTGACAAGGTGCTGTTCCGTCAGTCGGGAAACCTGCTACCCCATGCCCTTCGTCAACGCGATGGTCTGTTTACGGTGAAAACTGGTACTTCTGATTTTGGTCACGCATTCACGCAGACTCGAGCTACGCCAAAAGGGGTTCAGTGGATAGCAGAACGCTACGCCTCTGAACTAATGGGGGATAGATAATTGAGTACGTTGATTCAATTATTAGACCGACCGATCGCCTACAACCCAGCTTTTGCAAAATTGAAGGTTGGCAAGGTGAAAGCGGGTCCGGTCGCTGCTGTTTTTCTTTCCCAGATGGTGTACTGGCATAACCGCATGGGTGGCGCGTGGATGTACAAAACTCAGGCTGATATTACTTCCGAAACAGCATTGACCCGTGATGAGCAGGAAACAGCCCGCAAGCGTCTTGTTGCGCTTGGCGTACTGGAAGAAGATCGCCGAGGCGTGCCAGCTACAATGCACTACCGTATCGATGCGGAACGTCTTGAAACTCTGCTGCTTGAAACTACGAAGTCTGTAAAAAAGGTAAGCCAGGACAAAACCAGAACGGGGAACTTCCAGAATGTGGAAACCCCGCAATCTGGATTGGTGCAACCCCGCAATCAAGAATGTGGCAATGCCGCAAACAAGATTGTGGAAACCCCGCGAACAAGTATGGGCGAACACCCCGAACAAGCCTGTGGGGATCCTGCAATCTTTCCTACAGGAGATTACACAGAGAGTACTCAGGAGATTACACAGGATAAAAAACCTCTTGGTCAGTCGCCGAAGGCAACAGACCCACAGCAGGTTGATACTCTGAAAATCGATTACCCCGCTGTGCTGGAGGCGTACCACACCACGCTGCCTGAAATGCCGAAGGTTCTGAAACTGACGGACAAACGCCGTAAGCACTTGCGCAAACTCTGGAAAGACTACGAGCTAACCGAGGACCGCTGGGGTGCATATCTGCGTTACATCTCCAAAAAATGCCGCTGGATGCTGGAAGACCGACCGGATATGACCTCTGGCAAGACTTGGCGCAAGAAAGATTTCGATTACCTGATAACCGAGGAATGCTACCTAAAAGTCAAAGAAGAGCGCGCTAACGACCTGCCAAAGGTAGCCAAAATCGATAGCGCAGAACGTGAAGAGGCTTTAAATCGGTTGGTTTCTCTGGGGCGCAAACCGAAGGGGCGTGTTGAAGAGCTGGCGATGATTGCATTTGGCAAATCACGTCTCCAGCGTGCCAACGAGGTAGTAGTTCGTGCCGCCTGGAAATCCATCTGGGCACAAGCATTAACTCAGGCTAGCGAAGAAGATCTTGCGAGGATTGCATCATGAAAGTGCAAATTCAAAACCTGATCCTTAATTTCATCAGTGAAAACCCGGGCACCCAGATCTCTGCGGTCGTTAAAAGCATGCCTGATGTTGATCGATCCTCGGTGTCTTCTGCGCTTACCCGCCTGACTATGCAGGGAAAAATTAACCGAAGGACGGGCAGTAATAACCGATTCTGCTACACCATCGCTGCAGGTGAACCTGTTCCTGTAGTTGCCATCTCTGCACCTGTCCATGTTCCAGCTGCGGTACCGAAACAGCAAATCATCAGCCCTGAAGAGTGGGAGCGCCGCTTTAGCAAAGCAGAAGAGCTGCAGCTCAAAGGATTATCACGCCGCGCAAACCAGGCATTTCTGGAATTACTCGATGTGACATCGGAAACAACGTTACGCGAGAAAATTGTTAGCTGCCGGAGCCGCTGTGGAAGCCGACCTTCTGGCGATAGCTCAACTGTGGCAGGTCACTTTGTGGGAGTGGGGTTGATATGACGAGTAATTATTGCAAAAACCTTGAGGCCCTTCGTTCAAAGGCGGCTCATGAGCTTAAAGAAGTGGGCGATCAGTGGCGTACACCAGATCACCTCTTCTGGGGTATTAACGCCATGTTTGGCCCGTTGGTTCTGGATCTGTTTGCAGACGATAGCAACGCAAAGTGTCCGACCTGGTATACAGCAGAAGACAATGCCCTGACGCAGGACTGGGCCGAAAGCCTCGCCGAGCTTGGAGGTGGTGCATATGCAAACCCGCCATACAGCCGCTCGCAGTATCACGAAAAACAGGCCGTTACTGGAATGACTCACATCATCAACCATGCCCTGGCGATGAGAGAAAAGGGTGGACGTTATGTGTTCCTGATCAAAGCGGCTACGGGGGAGGCATGGTGGCCGGAAGATGCGGACCATGTGGCATTTATTCGCGGGCGTATTAGCTTCGACCTTCCTTATTGGTACCGACCAGATGTAGGGCAACCGACCGAATCATCTGCAGGTTTTGGCGCAGTGATCGCCATCTTTGACAAGTCATGGCGCGGTGAGCGTTTCAGCTATATCCAACGTACGGAACTGGAGGCAAAGGGGCGGGCATTCATGGCACTGGCTCATTTTGCTGTAGGTAAGCCAGATGCACTAACCACTGTCCTTCCTGTTTCCGAACCAGCTCAGGTAGAAACGGAACTACCCCTGACCCAACGGGCCATTCTTGAAACCAGTGGTATCGAAACATGGGCATGCATTGTGGCTGCGTTCGGCAATAAAGAAGAATATACCTTCAGTGAGTCTAAATTTGCACATACCTGGGCTGCGGATTCAATCGATGCACCTGAATTCGCGAGGGTGTCCCCAATAACGATCGACAGGGCGAAACAGCTCATTTGTGAAAACATCCTCGTTGGCGTAAATGCCTGGCTGGAATCTTTGACATTCGATGATGAAGAAACCCGTGCAGATATGTCAGAGCGAATCCGCACAGTAGCTCTTGAATCATCGAGAGAGCACGGGATGTCTCATGCTGACTTTATATCGATCATGGAAAGTTTGGAAAAGGATAAATGGTCAAATATCCGCAATATCCGGGCTCACTTCCGCGAGAAAATCGAACCAAAGAAAGAACCTTTACATGAATCGCGCATCTGGCCACTGGAAGTAGGATTGATATTCAATCAACTGGTTGATACTGAAAATCTTTCAGTCCCACAACATGACATCGTTAAAGCGCGCATAAATCAGCTGTGGCTTGAGCGAAAGGATGCTGGCGAAATTATTGAGTCTGCTGGTGGCCTGATCTTAAGTATGCAGCCGGAGGTGGCATGAGGGTGATCCTTACCCCTGAAATTGCCCCGCGTCTCGGCCTGGCGCTATTCCGTCCAGGCTCTGATGTGATGGCTCTTTTCCATCAGGGGCGCGTGCTGATTGAATCTGTTCCCGAGCATTTAAAGCATCTGCCATCCGGTATTGTACCGGCGGCACCACAACCGCTATCTGGTGATATAGCGCTACTACCTTTTTTCACCAATGCGCGAGTGATTCAGGCTGCTGGTGGCCTTTCGACCCTTAACGCATCCCTCCTCAGGGAGAATGGTTGTCAGTATCCGCACGGTGATTACCACCACCCCGAAATGGTCATCATGTCTTATCCACCGGGTTCAATTCGCGTTTGCTGGCATTGCGATAACAAGGTGCGAGAGCAGGCAACAGAGCTACTTGCGGACCTAGCGCATCGGAACGTGGTGGAATTCGTCATTGCTTCAGCACTGCGTAACCTTGGTTTTGATGATACTCACCAGCTGACGCTGCCGGAACTCTGCTGGTGGGCGATACGCTATGACCTGGTTGATTGCCTGCCTGAAGGGATGGCTCGTAAAGCATTGCGAAAGCCGGAAGAGCCGTTCCTGTCCGTATATAAAGAGAGTGACATTGTGCCCTCACTTCCGGCCACCAGCATTGTGAAGGAGAAAGTGAAAGCGGTCAGTGCAGTAGTTAGAGATCACGCAGATACTCTCGAAGAGCCGGTTAAACCCGTCCTGAAACTTATCGCTGATCCGGAAAGCCCTGAATCATTCATGCTGCGACCGAAGCGGCGTCGCTGGATAAATCAGGTATATACCCGATGGGTGAAAACTCAATCCTGCGAATGCTGCCGCCGACCTGCTGACGATCCCCACCATATCATCGGGCATGGTATGGGTGGTACAGCCACAAAAGCCCACGACCTCTTCGTGATCCCTCTGTGCAGAGAGTGTCACGACGAATTGCACGCCGACTTAGCAGCATTCGAACTTAAGTATGGAACCCAGCTTGAACTGGTGTTTCGTTTTCTGGATCGCGTGATGGCAATTGGCGTAATAGTTAAAGCGTAAGTGTATGGAGACCGTATGAACCTTGAATCATTACCAAAATTTTATTCCCCAAAGTCACCAAAGCTGAATGATGTCGCACCGGCTACTGGCGGTGATGCACTGACTATTACAGATGTTATGGCAGCGCAGGGGATGGTGCAGTCTAAAGCGCCGCTGGGCTTTAATTTGTTCCTAGCGAAGATGGGGATTCAGTCACCAGAGCCAGCTATTAAAGGCCTATTTGATGCAGCCAGTACTATGGAGTCCTGCCGCGCGGTATCAGCGTTACCGGAAGACAAGCGGCACAATGTGCTTAATGTGTTGGCTATTTTTGCCTTTGCTGATTACTCGAGAAGTGCGGCCAGTGTCCGTAAATGTGTATGTTGCTGTGGTGAGGGATTTATTGAGTCCCGTAAGTTCGTTATGAACCAGCTAGCCGCAAAGCGTGAAACTGTCACATCGTTCGAACGTGGGGATCTCCCAGCGAGTATTACGCAGATGGATGGTCGTGAAATGATCGCCCGCCACTCATATTACGAGATAACCAAATGCTTATGCCCATCTTGCCAGGGTAAGAAGACGATAAGTAATTCCTGCCGGTGCCATGGAAAGGGCAAGGTACTGGATGAAGAACAAACGACATTGCGTGGGGGTGTCCCTGTTTTGAAAGACTGTGATAAATGCTCCGGAAGAGGGTATAGCCGCCTGAAGTTTTCAACCGTAATGGAGGCATTAGTTTCCGTCTGGCCTGAGCTAAAGAGAAAAGTGGCATATGAACAAGTGCGGCCTTTCTTTGAGTCATTGGTGACGCGCTGCCTTCAGGAAGAGGCCGGAGCAGAACAGGCACTGAATCAGGTGACAAAATAACTCATGCCCATATAGCAATAATAATTAAATACTATTGCTTTTAGGGGAAAAATAGACTAGATTTCTCCCAACGATGGGCTTTGTATGTCTAACGTTAATCAACCCGCTTCGGCGGGTTTTTTGTTTTGTCTCACTTTATCTTTTCTTTTTTTAGGTTAAGTTGTTAGCAGGGAAAACCATAAATTATAAAGGTCTATCTGTGTTATCAACTTATGAAAGATGGGTGTCATTTTTCGATTTTGCATTTAAACCGACGCACGCAGCGGCACCGGACATCCCAATTACAGAAACGCTGAAGCGACTAAAGCTTCTGGTTGACGCTGGGAATGCAGTCAAACTTTACAACGTTCGAACGCGGGCTGTCCGCATAACGGAAATGACCTATAACGAAGGTGATACAGAGGCAGTTTTATTGCTTCAGCTTTGCGACCAAAATGGTTCGGACCCTGTGTTTGGAGAATTAAACACCGGAAACCTTAGGGTTGAACCCAAACTTGCTGGTGAAGGTATTGCAGTTTCAAGCCATATCATTATTTCGACTGCGATAGTTCAGCACACGGCTGATCATCATAAGACGCTGGTTGAATCCGTTCCCGGTATTAGCAAGTCAATTATTGAGCCATTTCTCAATGCGCTGCTGCGTGAGGCATTTGTTGGGCAGGAGTTTAAAAACCCAGCAACGAAAGCTATGTGCCGGCTTCGTCCGAAGCTAGAAATTTTATCTCATGGCTCTCAAACACTCCTGGATACCCTTAATGGCGCTCGTTTGCATAACGTTAAATTAGTTAGCACGCGTAAATTAGGGGGCATGGATAAAACAGCTTACACTGAGCTTTCAGAGCGCTCGGTAAGATATAAAATTATTAAACAGCCGCCGCTGCAAGATAAAAAAAGATTGCTTGAGATCTTGAGAAAGAAGGGTCAGCAATCTGGCTATACCAAGGTTTCCATCAGTTACTCTAAAGATGGTCGACAGGCTAGTCTTGACTTAGATAGAAACGAAGATGCGGCAACTAAGCTTTTCACCAAAAGCGAAAAAGTACTCTTGGGTAGTGGGATCAACCAATGCGAAAGCACCATTCATCCGGAGCTGGAAACTAAAATGAAAGGATTGCTATAAGTTGAGGTTTCGTTATGAAACTTTTTTCACCGTTAAGCTATCTCCGCATAGAACATGAAGAAAAGAGATGGTACGACTATAAAATCCCTGTGATCGGGGCATTGATAGTGATGCTCATATACTATTTTTGTCCTAATCAGATACCCTTAGTGGGTAGTAGTGGTCTCTTGGTTCAAGTGAACGGGCTGTTACAAGTGCTCATCGGATTTTATATCGCTGCCCTTGCTGCCGTATCTACGTTTACCAATTCTACAATCGATGAGGTCATGGCTGGAGATCCTCCGACACTGGTTGAAGAATACCGCGGTACGAAATTGAGGGTGGAACTTACCAGAAGACGATTTGTTTGTTATCTCTTCGGGTACCTAGCCTTAGCAAGCTTTGTGTTATTTTGCTTAGGGTTAGTTTCTATTCTCATTGGTAAAACTGTCTCTATCTGGTTGGCCGGTTCTACTTCCGTAGAATCCTTACTGGTATTGAAGACCGTATTTATTGGATTGTACTCAGTTATCCTCATCAACATTATTACCACTACGTTGCTTGGCTTGTATTTTCTTTCTGTCAGGTTTCATCAGTCTTCGTTGTAACGCCCCATCACCATTTAGAGGCCACCCAGTAGGGTGGCCTTTTTTATTCCCACCACACAGCACCCGCAACTAGCGAGGTGAGAGATGCACAGAATCATGCCTGATAAAATTTTCTCAGCGGCCACGTATTGCACCTCCGGTGGCCTGATTTGCACAGGGCTCGCGCAGGCATACGACTGGTTTCATGGTCTGGACTGGAATTTTATTGCGCTGGTCAGCGGTATCCTCATCGGTGCCGTCACTTACTTCACCAATCTCTATTTCAAGCGCCGCTGGACGAAGGCTTACGAAAAGGCTCTGACTCGCGGGAATCTGGTTCCCCCTCCTCAGGATGACTGACCATGGCCACAACGAAAAGCAAACTCAGCGTAGCCATGCTGGGCCTGCTGGCTGCTGGAGCAACCGCTCCGGTGTTAATGAGCCAGTTTCAGGATGAAAAAGAGGGTACCAGCCTGGTTTCTTATCCTGATGCTGGTGGGGTGTGGACTATTTGCGGTGGCGTTACTCGCGTTAATGGTAAGCCGGTGGTCAAAGGCATGAAGCTGACTCGAGAGCAATGCGGCAAGATCGATAAGGTTGAGCAAGCAAAGGCTTTAGCGTGGGTTGATAAAAATATCCATATACCATTAACCGAACCTCAGAAAGTTGGAATAGCTTCATTTTGTCCGTGGAATCTTGGTTCTGGAAAATGCTTGCCGTCTGGTTTTTTACGCAAGCTAAATGCTGGAGATCGCCTTGGTGCATGTGAAGAGATAAAGCGCTGGATATGGGATGGCGGGAAAGATTGCCGCATCAAATCAAATAACTGTCGTGGTCAGGTTGAGCGCCGCGAACAGGAATCAGAATTGACATGCTGGGGGCTGGATAAATGAAACCCAGTTACCAGCTTATGATTGCATTGTTCGTTGTTAGCCTGGCTGGTGGCTTGATCTGGAGTGCTGACCACTACCACACCAAATATCAGGATGAGAAACAGCGTGCTGATAAAGCAGAGAAAAGCCTCGACCTGGCGAAGCAGACAATTAGTGATATGCAGACGCGCCAGCGTGATGTTGCTGCGCTTGATGCGAAATACACGGGAGAACTGGCTAATGCCAAAGCGACTATTGAACAGTTGCAGCGTGATGTTGCTGCTGGTAATAAGCGGCTGCGCCTCGCCGCCACCTGCCCAGGTGTGTCCTCAACCAGCAGCACCACCAGCGTGGATGATGCTACCAGCCCCCGACTTACTGACGCCGCTCAACGGGATTATTTCACCCTCAGAGAGCGAATCGAAACCAGCGGCAAAATGATTGCTGGATTGCAGGACTACATCGCGCAGCAGTGCCAGAACCAAAAGGGGAAATGAATGGTGTTGTGTTCACATTCCATAGCGGGAAAATGCAATTTGTGAAAATGCTTTATTAGGATAAATCCCATGTGTAATCTGTAATCTCTTATTTTAAAAAGGAGATTGTTATGTCTGAGATGAACTTTGAAGCCATTGGGCGTTGTGAGTATTTACGCAATGAGTTATCAAATATAGTTAGCAAAAGGCATACCGCCTATAGTCGAATGACTAGCGCCTATAATGCGCGTGGTAGTAGCCATGTGTATGATTCAATTACAACAACTGATATTGAGAAAATGCAATCAGCATTTGAAGAGTTGAAGTCTCTAGAAGTTGAAATGCTTAAATTAGTTGCTGAATACAACGAATGGGCCCCTCAAGCGGGTAAGAGTCTGATAAGGCAATCAAAGTATTAACCCCCTCAGAGAACACTTCAAAAATTGAGCCTCGCAATAGCGGGGCTTTTTTACGACCAAAGAGAGAAAATATTATGATCGTAGTCCTGACAGCCGAGCAGATTGAAGAGCTAGCCACGTTTGCAAAAGAAGATGGCCAGCCACGCTACACGATTACTCACGGCACCATCCCGGAGTTTGAAGCTGACGATGGGACTATGGTTCCGGAGTATAAAGGCTTAATTGCTTATTCCGAATCGACACAACACGGCGTACTGCAGTTGGACGAATAGGCCATTCCAAAGCTCATCTGCGGGCGGGCTTGATAATGACATTAAAAATTTTGGGCTCAACTATAATGAGTTTTAAGTGCTAACAGCGTAAATTAACTCTATTCAAGTTGTTGGAGAGAGTTATGTCTGTTGATTATCTTGCATACGAGACGATGCAAGCGGCAAAGGAAACCGCACTATATACTTACTGGATTATGCTTGGGACATGGTTAGCCGGGATCGCTACATCAGCAGCAGTAATTATAACGCTTTATGTGACTTACAATCAGAAGCGTGTGAGATTGAAGTTTGATGTTGCAGAGAGAGTTGTTGTTAGCCCGTTATCTGTTGTTGGAGACGCTAACTCCACAGGTATTTCTTTTACAATTACCAACTTATCCAGTTTCCCTGTAACTGTTAGTAAGATCGGTTTAGGCAACTTCAGATTTCCATGGCAAGAAAGCAAATATTGGTTTCTTAAAATCGATAGACATCCATTGGGTAACCAATTGCTCATGAAAATTGAGCAAGGTGAGCAATGCCACCTATGGATTCCATTAGATGACCGTGAAGATGACTGGTATAAATACTTATCTGAGATTATTTCGAAGGCTGATTTAACGCCTAATAAAATGCGAGTATTAATTTCGACTACTTTTGGAAGAACACCTCGCTTTAAATTTTCAAAACAAATACAAGAGAAGTTGAATGATGCTCAAAAGCAAATTCCGAAGCCAAACGTTTAAACCAATAAAATACTCGCTGTAATAAATTAAATTCTCTATGAGCCACCAGCTAACCCTGGTGGCTTTTATGTTTCTGTCATTCAAATCAAGGTATATCTCGCTAGAGGGCAACACTATGGCTAAGAACTACTATCAGGATGGATCCACTATGGACTGGAAGAACGGTACCACAAAGGATGTGGTATCTGGACAGCCCGTCGTTGTCGGGGCGATTATCGGCATCGCACAGCATGATATCCCTGTCGGTGTCAGCGGTGTGCTGATGATGACCGGAGTATTTAACCTGACCAAAGTCACCACTGAAACATGGCAGCGCGGCGCGCGTCTATACCTTACTGCTGATGGCAATCTGACTGCACAGGATAAGGATGGCAGCAACCCTAACACCTTCGCTGGCACGTCGTGGATCACCACTAACAATGGCGATACCGAAGGTCACGTCCGCCTGGGCTTCTGACCTCGCCAATCCCAAAAGTCAATCAAATGATATTCATCCTCACTTGAAAAGGTACTCCGGGGATCCGGCCTGCCACGAGGCGGCGGGCACGCGGAAAACGGCTAGTTTTCATGTTTTAGGGTCATCATCATCATGTGCGTAAGTTGCTGTTTTCTAAGAATGGCAATTTGCAAAGATGTCGAAACGTTCAGAAAGTGTTCACCATCATGGACCAGGAAGTAGCTACCCAGAAACTCAACATCAATCAGCTCGCGGGAATTACTGGCGTTCATCGCCAGACCGTCGCCGCCCGTCTTAAAAACGTCCCTCCGGCACCCGGCAGTAACAGCAAACTGAAGCTCTACCTCATCACCGATGTGTTAACTGAGCTGATGATCCCGAGCGTTTCAGTATCCACTGAAGATATGCAGCCATCCGACAGACTCTCGCACTGGAAAGCCGAAAACGAACGTCTCAAGTTTGAACAGGACACAGGCCAACTGATTCCGGCTGACGAGGTGGCGCGTGAATTTTCAGTTATGGCAAAAGCCGTGGTGCAGGTTCTCGAAACACTGCCGGATATCCTGGAGCGTGACTGTGCGCTGACGCCTGTCGCGGTGAGCCGGGTGCAAAGCGTTATTGATGATTTACGTGACCAGATCGCCCAACGCGTTCTGGACGCTGAACCGGAGGAGGAAGAGCCAGAGGAGGACTGATGGCGAAGCGGGCATCTGCCCGGGGCATCCGTAGGGATGTGCCTGGAATACTTCGTGCCCCAAGCCGCATGCTGGTGGCCGATGCGGTCAGTGAATACATGCGCGTGCCGATGGGAGCCGGTAACTCTGTCCCATGGGACCCGAACTTAGCCCCGTATGTCATCGAGCCAATGAACTGCCTGGCGTCGCGTGAATATGATGCGGTGGTATTTGTCGGCCCGGCGCGAACCGGCAAGACGATTGGCCTGATTGATGGCTGGGTGGTTTATAACGTTGTCTGTGACCCGTCCGACATGCTGATTATTCAGATGACGGAAGAGAAAGCGCGTGAGCACTCCAAAAAGCGTCTCGATCGTACTTTTCGCTGTAGTCCACAGGTAGCGAAACGACTCAGCCCAAGGCGTAACGATAACAACGTTTACGACCGTACATTCCGGGCGGGCAATTACCTCAAAATAGGCTGGCCGTCAGTCAATATCATGTCCTCATCGGACTACAAATGCGTAGCGCTCACTGATTATGACCGTTTCCCGGAAGATATTGACGGGGAGGGTGATGCCTTTTCACTGGCATCGAAACGTACGACCACCTTTATGTCCTCTGGGATGACGCTAGTGGAAAGCTCACCAGGGCGTGATATTCGCGATACCAAATGGCGTCGCAGCTCAGAGCATGAAGCGCCACCTACAACCGGGATTTTATCTCTTTATAACCGCGGCGATCGCCGTCGCTGGTACTGGCCTTGCCCGCATTGCGGTGAGCATTTCCAGCCCGAGATGAAGGCCATGACCGGGTATCGCGAAATCAGCGATCCGGTGAAAGCCAGTGAAGCTGCTCATATTATCTGCCCGTCTTGTTCAGGTGTGATTACTGCGGATATGAAACGCAGTCTGAACATGAAGGGCATCTGGTTGCGGGAAGGTCAGGAAATAGACCGTGAGGGCAACGTAACGGGTGAGGCCCGTCGTTCTCGTATCGCTTCGTTCTGGATGGAAGGCCCGGCAGCCGCATACCAGAGCTGGCAGCAGTTGGTTTACAAACTTCTGACCGCCGAGCAGGAATATGAAGTCAACGGCAGCGAAGAAACACTCAAGACGGTCATCAATACCGACTGGGGATTGCCCTACCTGCCGCGCGCCAGCCTCGAGCAGCGCAAAGGCGACGAACTTCAGCTGCGTGCGGAGTTGGTCGAGAAACGCAGGGTTCCGGCTGGTGTGCAATTTATGGTGGCGACCGTCGATGTTCAGGGCGGTAAGAATCGCCGCTTCGTTGTTCAGGTCATTGGCTATGGCGCCCAGGGTGAGCGCTGGATTGTCGATCGCTACAACATCACGCAATCCATGCGCTGTAACCCTGAGGGTGAAAGTCTGCACATTGACCCCGGTAGCTATCCAGAAGACTGGGATTTATTGCGCACTGATGTCCTCGATAAAACCTGGGCGCTTGATGGCGAACCCGGAAAGCGGATGAGCCTGCTGGCAATGGCAGTGGATTCCGGTGGTGAGGATGGTGTTACCGACAACGCCTATGAATTCTGGCGCCGCTGCCGCCGTGACGGTATGCAACGCAAAGTCTGGTTATTTAAAGGTGACAGCCAGACACGCAGCAAACTGATCACCCGCACATTCCCGGACAATACCGGCCGCTCAACCCGTAGGGCAAAAGCGGCTGGCGATATCCCACTTTACCTTCTCCAGACCAATGCTCTTAAAGACCGGATCAACAATGCGCTGTGGCGTGATGTGCCGGGGGCGAACTATGTCCACTTCCCGGACTGGCTGGGCAGCTGGTTTTACGATGAACTGACCTATGAGGAGCGTTCTGTAGATGGCAAATGGACGAAGCCCGGTAAGGGCGCTAACGAAGCGTTTGACCTCATGGTGTATGCGCATGCTCTGGTCATTCTCCACGGCTACGAAAAGATTAAATGGCCTGATGCGCCGGAATGGGCGCGTCGTGAAACCTATCTTGTGGATGAACCCACAACAGATGCGCCGGTTGTGGCGGCAGTTGCGAAACCGCTACCGCCAGTATCTGCAACAAAGACAAAGAAACCTGCCAGTGAATCGGCATGGGCACCATCTAATTCAGGAGGCTGGGTGTGACGCTTAATGATATTCAGGACATGATCCGACGCTACACCGAAGCTGAAATGGCAATCCTTCAGGGTAAGTCCATCGTTTTCAACGGTCAGCAGATGACAATGGAAAACCTGAGCGAGATTCGCAAAGGTCGCCAGGAGTGGGAGCGAAAATTAGCTACGGCCAATGCGACTAATAGTGGTCGAAGTGGATTCAAACTGGCGAGGTTCTCGCGATGAGTTCACTCGACAATCTGATCGGTTTGTTCTCTCCTGGCTGGAAGGCCGATAGGCTCAAGTCCCGCATGATGATCCAGGCTTACGAGGCGGCATTACCCACTCGTACACACCGGGCAAAACGGGAAAATCGTTCGGCTAATCAGCTTACTCAATTTGGCGGACGTTCTCTGCGAGAGCAGGCCCGCTGGCTCGACTGTAACCATGATTTGGTTATAGGGCTGCTCGACAAGCTCGAAGAGCGCATTGTGGGAGCAAAGGGGATCATCGTTGAACCTCAGCCATTACTGAAAAACGGAGGGCTTGCCAACGCGCTGGCTGCTGATATTCGTGCTAAATGGGCCGAGTGGTCAGTTTCACCTGAGGTAACGGGGCAATTTACACGTCCGGTACTCGAACGTCTGATGGCGCGAACCTGGTTACGTGACGGGGAAGTTTTTGCGCAGTTGGTGAGTGGCACCGGAAATGGCCTGGAGCCGGTTGCGGGTATTCCTTTCTGGCTGGAAGCGCTGGAGCCTGATTTTGTGCCGATGGAGCGTAGCGAACCGGCCAACAAATTATGCCAGGGTGTCTATCTCAACGACTGGGGCCGACCAACCCGGTACCTGGTATATAAAAACCTGCCAGCCGAAGGTATGAAGCAGGGCGACACCAAAGATATTGGTGCTGACAAAATGTTGCACCTCAAATTCATGCGCCGTCTTCATCAAATCCGTGGGAATTCATTGCTCGCTGGTGTCCTGATGCGCCTGTCCGCACTCAAAGAATATGAGGATGCGGAATTAACGGCGGCACGTATTGCCGCTGCGCTGGGTATGTTCATCAAAAAAGGTGACGGACAGTCCTACCCGGACGATGACGTCGGCTCACGTGAACTGAACATTGAGCCGGGCATGCTGTTTGATGATCTTCGCCCTGGTGAAGATATCGGGATGATTAAATCAGACCGGCCAAATCCTAACCTTGAAACATTCCGAAACGGCCAGCTGCGTGCAGTAGCAGCAGGTTCTCGCGGCAGCTTTTCCAGTATCGCCCGTAATTATGATGGCACCTACAGCGCCCAGCGACAGGAGCTGGTGGAGTCCACGGAAGGGTATTTCATTCTGCAGGATGCCTTCATTGCCGCTGTGACCCGTCCGATGTACCGCGCCTGGCTGAGTATGGCAATTGCCTCCGGGCAAATCACCGTCCCGGCTGGTGTGGATAAAGAATCGCTCTACAGCGCGGTATTCTCCGGTCCGGTGATGCCATGGATTGACCCGGTTAAAGAGGCTAATGCCTGGAAAATACTGCTACGCGGTGGGGCTGCAACCGAAAGTGAATGGGTGCGTGCCCGTGGCGCGAATCCGGATGATGTGAAACGACGCCGTAAAGCGGAAGTCGATGAAAACCGTAAACAGGGGCTGGTGTTCGATACCGACCCGGCTAATGACAAAGGAGCCACCAGTGGCCAGGAAGAAAAACCGGGTAATGAACCGCCCGAAAGCCAGCGCAAAAAATAGCTGGTTCCGGATGCAGGCACAGGAAGGTAACTCCGCCGACATCTATATCTACGATGAAATCGGCTACTGGGGTGTGACGGCAAAACAGTTCGTGGCCAACCTCAAAGCGCTGGGTGATATCACTCATATCAACCTTCACATTAACTCCCCTGGTGGCGATGTCTTTGATGGCATCGCCATTTTTAATGCCCTGAAACACCATGGCGCGTCGATTACCGCTTATATCGATGGCCTGGCGGCATCGATGGCATCAGTCATCGCCATGGTGGGCAATCCGGTCATTATGCCGGAAAACACCATGATGATGATCCACAAGCCGTGGGGCTTCACGGGTGGTGACGCGAACGACATGCGTGATTACGCCGACTTGCTGGATAAGCTCGAGGGCGTACTTATCCCGGCTTATATGGCAAAAACCGGAAAGTCTCAGGAAGAGATTGCCGCCATGCTGGAGGACGAAACCTGGTTATCCGGTGCTGAATGTCTGGCGCTGGGTTTTGCCGACGAAGTTACTCCATCCCTTCAGGCAATGGCCTGTATTCAGTCAAAACGTATCGAGGAATTCGAGAAGATGCCACGCACAATCCGCAACATGATCACCCCACCACGTAATACAGCGCAGCGTGACCCGCAGCCAACTATCACCCAGCCGGTGACCACTGCACCGGAGAACGCCAACGCAACTGACATTCGCCAGCAGGTGATTGCCGAGCAGAAGGCCCGCGTAAACAATATCCAGGATTTGTTTGCTATGTTCGGCGGTAAACACCAGGAACTTCAGGCTCAGTGTGTGGCTGATGTTGAATGTTCGGTTGAGCAGGCGAAAGATAAGCTCTTAGCAGAGCTGGGCAAGAGCGCGACGCCTTCCAACAAGTCGACGCAGACTCAAACCCAGGCACATGTGTACGCTGGCAACGGTAATTTTGTCGGTGATGGTATTCGTCAGGCACTGATGGCGCGTGCAGGTTATGAAGACATGCAGCGGGATAACGTCTACAACGGCACAACTTTGCGTGAGCTGGCGCGTATGTCGCTGACTGAGCGCGGTTTCGGTGTGGCCTCCTATAACCCGATGCAGATGGTTGGCTTTGCGCTGACTCACAGCACCTCTGATTTTGGCAATATCCTGCTGGATGTGGCGAATAAGGCACTGTTGCAGGGCTGGGATGAATCAGCTGAAACCTTCGAGCAGTGGACCAAAAAAGGCCAGCTGTCTGATTTCAAAACAGCACATCGTGTGGGCATGGGCGGCTTCCCGTCGCTGCGACAGGTCCGTGAAGGTGCCGAGTACAAATACATCACTACCGGTGATAAAGGTGAAACCATTGCGCTGGCCACCTACGGTGAGATTTTCTCTGTTACCCGTCAGGCGATCATCAACGATGATCTCAATCAGCTGACCGATGTGCCGATGAAAATGGGCCGCGCAGCGAAGGCCACCATCGGCGATCTGGTTTACGCGACTCTTACCGCCAATGGCAAATTGTCTGATGGTAAAACGCTGTTCCATGCCGATCATAAAAACATGGCCACCGGCGCTATCGATATCAGCAACCTCGACAAAGGTCGTCAGTTGATGCGCACCCAGAAAGAAGGGGAACGAGCTCTCAACATTCGCCCGGCTTATATTCTGGTACCAGTGGCGCTGGAAACTACCGCTAACCAGACCATCAAGTCTGCGAGCGTAAAAGGGGCTGATGTGAATGCCGGGGTGATTAACCCAATCCAGAACTTTGCTGAAGTTATTGCCGAAGCGCGTCTGGATGATGCTGATCCGGCAGCATGGTATCTGGCTGCCGCTCAGGGAACGGACACCATTGAGGTGGCATATCTGAATGGTGTTGATGCTCCGTACATTGATCAGCAGGAAGGCTTTACCACTGACGGTATCGCCACCAAAGTGCGTATCGATGCGGGTGTGGCGCCACTGGATTATCGTGGTCTGGTGAAATCCTCCGGTAAGTAATCAACACTACCCTCCAGTGGCCCGAAAGGGCTTTTTTTATATCTGAAAAACGGCTCCCGAGCGGAGCCGTGGAGAAACCTCATGAAAAATTACCTTCAGGATGGTCACACCATCACGATTAAGAACACCGGGACCGACGCCATTCTTAGTGGCACGCCGGTTCCTGTGGGCGATTTGCTGGCAGTAGCCATTGCAGATATTCCAGCGGGTGGATCGGGTGAAGGCGTAACCAGCGGCGTCGTCGTGTTGCCAAAGCTTGCCACTGACAACATTCCTCAGGGCAAAGTACTCAACATCAAAGATGGAAAAGTCCAGATTGATGGAACTGGCGCGACACCTGCGGGCAAAGCGTGGGAGGCGGCAGCCGCGAACACGACCACGGTTGCCGTTCGTCTGAATGGCTAGCCCTTTTGCCCAGCTTGCCGCCCGTATGGACGCCGCCACGGTGACCGTTATGGGAGAGCCGGTACTGATTAATGGTGAACCTACCCGCGCTATTGAAAGCCAGTTTGAGGCCGAAATGGGGCCGCTGGCTGGTGAGGGGCTGTCGCTGGTGGTGTTCTCCACCACACTGAAACCCCGCAAAGGGGATGAAGTTGTGTGGCAGGAGAAAACGTACAAGGTGACTCGCCAGAAAACCTTTAACGGTAAACCCCAAATCTGGCTCGAGTAGGAGGCAGTATGTCTATCAAGGGGCTGGAGCAGGCTATTGCCAATCTCGACAGTATCAGTAAAACCGCCGTTCCCCGCGCATCCTCCCAGGCGATTAACCGTATAGCTACTCGAGCAATAAGCCGCAGTACCCGTGAGGTGGCAAAAGAAACAAAGGTCCAGCGTAAGCTGGTAAATCAACGCGCCAGATTAAAGAAAGCCACGGTGCGTAAGCCACAGGCCACCATCAGGGTGAATCGCGGTAATTTGCCCGCCATCAAGTTAGGTACCGCAAGCGTCCGTTTGTCACGGCGTAAACGGGATAAGCGCGGTGTGCGTAGTGAGTTACGGGTGGGGAGATTTCGTTTTCCGGGGGCATTCATCCAGCAGCTCAGTAACGGTCGCTGGCATGTTTTGCAACGTACAACAGCGGCACGCTATCCCCTGAAGGTAGTCAGTATTCCGATGGCTGAACCTCTGACCACTGCATTTAAAGAGCAGAGCACAAAGCTCACCGAAACTTATCTGCCAAAAGAAATGGCCGTAGCACTTCGTAAGCAACTCCGACTGGTACTGATTAAATGAAACATCCGCAAATCCGTACGGCGATCCTCACTGCACTCAAAGCTGGCATCGCGGGCCCGGTGACCTGGTTTGATGGGCGACCTGCAGTGCTCGATCCCGAAGACCTTCCCGCTCTGGCGGTCTACTTAACTGATGCGCAGGCAACGGAAGATTCCATTGATGAGGATATGTGGAACGCAACCCTGCATATCGAGGTTTTCCTGAAAGCTACCGAAACTGACTCTGCTCTGGATGAGTGGATGGAAAGTCGTGTTTATCCCAACTTAAGCAATATTCCCGACCTGAACACTCTTATCGAAACCATGGCAGCACAGGGCTATGACTACCAGCGCGATGATGAAATGGCGACCTGGGGCTCAGCTGACATGAAATATTCTCTCTCTTATACAATGTGAGGCTTTTATGCCAACCCCTAATCCTCTTTTACCCGTCAAGGGTGCTGGTACCACGCTCTGGATTTATACCGGTACTGGCGATGCGTACGCCAACCCGACCAGTGATACCGACTGGACCCGAACGGCAAAGATTAAAGACATTACGCCTGGCGAGCTGACGGCTGAATCGTACGATGACACCTACATTGATGACGAGGATGCCGACTGGGCAAACACGGCTCAGGGTGAGAAATCAGCGGGCGAAGCCAGTTTTACTCTCGCATGGAAACCCGGTGAAAGTGGGCAGCAAGGTCTGGTGGACTGGTTCTACGCAGGTGATGTTCGCGCCTACAAAATCAAGTACCCGAACGGCACCGTTGATGTATTCAAAGGTTGGGTGAGCAGCCTGGGTAAAACTATCCCGGCGAAAGAAGTGATCACTCGTTCGGTGAAAATCAGTAACAACGGTAAACCATCGCTGGCTGAAGAAACCCGCGCACCTGTTGTGGCAGTAACCGGCGTGACGCTCGATAAAACCACCTCGACTGTTGCTGTCGGCGCAACTGACACCGTTAACGTTACGGTCAATCCCGTTGGTGCTACGGATAAAACCTTCCGTGTTTCCAGTTCTGACCCAACCAAAGCGACGGTCGCAGTCAATGGTGATGTGTTAACGATCACTGGTAAAGCGACTGGCTCAGCTGAAATTATCGTGATGACCAATGACGGTCTGTTCGTTGGCATCGATAAAGTCACCATTTCCTGATTGAAGGGGCTGCGGCCCCTGTTTCCTGGAGTCACCCATGTTTCTGAAATCAGCACCGTTTGAATTTAATGGTCATACCGTCACGCTCTATGAATTGTCAGCGTTGCAGCGAATTGAACACCTGAAGTATTACGCCGATCTGAATAAAAACCTGCCTGAGAATGATGATGAAGCAGGAAATTATCACTTGCTGGTGGCGCGGAATATTCAAGCAGCAGCTCGACTTGTAGCGATGTCTCTCTGGCAGGCTGACATTACCGGGCCTGATGTAGAAACCTTGCATCAGCAGGTTATGAGTGGTTGGTCGCCTGAAATGATTGGCGCGGCTGAATTTATGGTTAAAAAGCTATCCGATATGCTCCCGCCAGAGCCTGAAAAAACGTCAGAGGATGAAAATCAGCTTGAACAAGAAGAGATCACAGCGGAAAAGCCTGGGCCGGTGAGCTGAACTTTGTCATGAAGCTGGCGAGGGAATTCAACCGTCCGGACTGGCGAAACATGCTCGCCGGCATGTCATCTTCTGAGTTTGCTGAGTGGGGCCGATTTTACAGCCATCAGTATTTTCAAACTGATCAGCTCGATACCCACTTTTCCCGCTTGAGCCATCTTGTCGTGTCAATGCTCTGCAAGGATACCGATGCCACCCCTCGTGATTTTAGTCTTCTTAATCCGCCTGTTGAAATGCAAACACCTGGTGAGATGGATGACGACACCATCATGTCAGTTGCTGAAAGTTTAGGAGGTATGCGCTATGGCCCAGGCAGTGGGTGATCTGATTGTCGACCTTGACCTGGACGCAGCGAAGTTCCAGGAGCAGGTCGAACGAGTCAAAAAATCATTTGGTAAAACAGAAGCTGCCGCGAACGATGCTGCTCTTCAGGTTCAGCAATCATTCTCGAAGCAGGAAATCGCGGCGAAGAAAGCAGGTTTGTCTGTCGGTCAATACAGCAATGCCATGCGTATGTTACCGGCGCAGTTTACTGACGTGGCCACGCAGCTGGCTGGTGGGCAAAACCCCTGGCTAATCCTGCTTCAACAGGGTGGTCAGGTTAAAGATATGTTCGGTGGTATCCGGCCGATGTTTTCGGCGCTGCTGAGTACCATTTCTCCGGCAGCGCTGGGAATTGGCGCGCTGGCCGCCGCAACCGGAACGTTGGCGTATTCGTTCTATCAGGGTTCTGCCACCCTTTCCAATTTTAATAAAACGCTGGTGCTGTCGGGTAATACTGCCGGATTAACAGCACTGCGCATGCAGAGCATTGCCGAAGCAGGTGAAAAGTCCGGACTGACGTTCAGCAAGACCAGTGAGGCGCTTACCGCGCTGGTGAATTCTGGTGTGCGTGCCGGGGCGAACTTTGAAGACCTGTCCGTTTCTGTCGCGAAATTTACCGACGCTTCCGGATTGCCGGTTGAAAAGGTTGCTGAAGCTTTTGGCAAGCTGGTGAATGACCCTGCGTCGGGACTGCTGGCAATGGCGCAGCAGTTTCATAATGTCACCGCCGAACAAGTTGCCCACGTCGCCGCGCTTCAGCGTGCCGGGGATGCTGCGGGCGCGTTACAGGCAGCAAATGAATTAGCCACGAAGGGGTTTGATACTCAGACCAAATCTATTCGCGACAATATGGGGTCGCTGGAGTCAGCTGCGGATTCACTGTCCAAAGCATTTAAATCGATGTGGGATGCGGCGCTGGATATCGGTCGCCCGGATACATCCGAGCAGATGCTGAAGAAAGCGCAGGATGCTTTCGATAAAGCGGATAAAATCTGGAGTCTGCGAAAGAACGATCCATTCGTTAAAGATGATGCCCGCGCAAGTTACTGGACCGACAGAGAACAGGCTCGCGTGGCGCTCGATATGGCGCAACAGCAAGCCCGTAACTCCCAGTTGGGTCTGGAAAATTCGAAGCGTGAAGCGAACGCAGAAGCCGATAAGCTGAAATATGCTCAGCAGGCTCAGGCGAATTACACCAAATCACAGTCTGCGATTGAGAAGTACACCGCACGCCAGAACGAACTGAATAAAGCGCTTAAAGAAGGGCGAATCGTTCAGGCTGACTACAACGTCAACATGGCTGCCGCCAAAAAAGAGTACGAGGATTCGTTAAAGAAACCCGCGAAAACCCGCACACCTGGCGGCACTAAACTGACCGATACCACCAATGCGCAAACACTTGAGCTTCAGGCTCAGCTTGAGGTTCTCGGTAAGCATTCCGGTATCAACGACAAAATCAGCCAGCAGCGCCAGGAGTTATGGAAGCAGCAGGCAAAGTTCACCATCCTCGAGCAGGCATCCCGGACCCGCACACTCAGTGATGATGAAAAGTCTTTGCTGGCCAACAAAGATAAGGTATTTGCGCAGGCTGAGATAAACGCCCGTCTTGGTGATCAGATCGTTATTCAGGAAAGGCTTAATCGCCTCCAGGATGCTTCGCAGAAATATGTCACGCAGATGGGGGAGAAGACCAAAGCGTTAACTGAAAGCGCGGGGCAGAGTAGCCGCGCCACCCAGCGACGCCTTGAGGAAGCTCAGTTATTACAGGGGTGGAAAAATGCGGGCGGTTCCGAGAATGATCAGGGTTACCAGAATGAGCTTGTAGCGCTGAGAAACTATTACGGCGAACAGGATACGCTGCGTAACAACTGGGAGGCTGGCGCCAAAACCGCGTGGGCTGATTATGCGGACTCTGCTGATGATGCTTACGGACAGATGAAGTCGGTCGCTTCGGCAACCTTTGACGGTTTGGGCAAAGGGTTATCAGACGTGTTGATGGCCGGGAAATCGAATTTTGGCGACTTCACCAAATCGATTCTGGGTATGTTGAGCCAGATCCTCGTTAAACAAGCTATGGTCGGGATGGTTGATTCTGCCACCACGGCTATGGGTTGGGCTGACGGTGGTTACACAGGTTCAGGTGGAAAATACGATCCTGCCGGCGTTGTCCATCGTGGGGAATTTGTTTTCACCAAAGAGGCAACCAGCAGAATAGGTGTCGGAAATCTTTATCAGATGATGCGCGGGTATGCATCTGGTGGTTACGTTGGAAGCGGCGGCGGGACGAGGTCATCTTTGGTTGCTGGTGTATCAGTTTATGCACCTGTTTCTGTACAAACTGGAAATGGCCAGACTCAATCTAATAGCAATAATGATGCTGTGGGACGAGCATATCAGCAGACTGTTGATTCAAGTATCCAGGAAGGGATCCGAAAGGCATTACGCCCAGGTGGGATAATCTGGAGTGCGAATCAGAAGCGGTAGTTGCTTTCATTCACCCCCTGGTTAGTATGTGCAAAACATATTAATCAAAGGGATAACGATGAAAGTTTTAATTCTGGCTCTTACTTTGATTGGTTTAGCTGGATGTTCTTCTACAGTAACTCCGCCCAACCAAGCTAAATTAGCACCTTCTGAACGATTATTTAAATTTCAAGATCCCACTAAAGAGAAGGCTAGCCTGACAATCATTCGTGACCGCGGATTTGGTGGGGCGGGTTGTTTCGCATCTGTTTATATTGATGGTGAGGTAGCCGCGAAACTTGATCCAGGTGAGAAGGCAACCTTCTATGTTAAAACTGGCGAAAGTGTAGTTGGTGCGGGTCTTGAGGGGCGAGGACTCTGTGGTGCCAGCGGAGAACGACAGGAACGCTACATTAGCTTAAGACCCGAAGAGCACAAATATCTCAGAGTGTTTACCAGTGCTGATGGTGATATGGATATTCGACCCACAACTCTCAATTAAACAATTATCTAACCACCTTCGGGTGGTTTTTTTATGGGCGGTTTATGGCAATAGAAACTTTCAACTGGCCTGTTCAGACTGCTACACAGCCTACGCTCGATGTAAAAGACCGAATCCGCAAAGCTCAATTTGGTGATGGCTATGAGCAAGTAACGGGCGATGGGTTGAACCCCTCGCAATTTTCCTTTCCTTATTCTTTTACTGGGAAAGCAGCGCGAGCGATGGAAATCTACAACTTCCTTTCTCGTCATAAAACAAAGGCTTTTATTTTCACGCCACCATACGGAGAGAAGGGGCTTTATCGGGTTGCAGCTGATTCCCTGAAGCGAGCCGTGAAAGGCAAGACACTGTTAATTGTTACAGCAACATTTGAACAGGCATTCGCACCATGATTAATAATGATGTTCAGAAACTTGAACCCGGTAATACAATCCGGCTCGTTGAAATAGATGGCTCGGCCTTTGGTGCGGGCCATCTTTATTTTCACGCTAATACTATTCCTCATACGCCTGAAGAAATTGATGCTGCTGGTGGTGATGAAGACAAGCTACCCGCGAAATCCGTCTGGTTCGGTGGGCTGGAATACAGCGCCTGGCCGTTTGAAATTACGGGCCTGGACACTTCCAGTGATGGTCAGACTGCGGAGCCGTCACTAAAGGTTGCAAACATCGATGGTGTGGCGACCGCGTTGTGCCTTCGGTTCGATGATATGGCACAGGCGAAAGTCTCAGTTCTCGATACCTTCACGCACTATCTCGATGCCAAAAACTTCCCCGAAGGTAACGCAACTGCTGATCCTCAGCAGGTGAAAAAGCAGGTCTGGTATATCGACAGCAAGACCAGCGAAGACGATGAAGTTGTTGAATTTAAGCTATCAAGCCCTATGGATTTGCAGGGGCTACTTATCCCAACACGACAAATAACGGCAATCTGCACGTGGGCTTGCCGTAATCAGTACCGTTCAGGTGATGGCTGCTCTTACAACGGTTCTCTCATGTTTGATCTTAAAGATAATCCGGTTACTGACCCGTCGCAGGACAAGTGCCCCGGATTGATGATTTCGTGTAAAAAACGCTTTGGTCCTGATAATCCGCTCGATTTTGGCGGCTTCCCCGGCGCAAGTCTCCTGAGGAGATAGTCATGCTTGAAAAAATCACAGAAGCTATTTTTGCGCACGCTGCTGCCGAATTCCCGAATGAATGCTGTGGCCTGGTTATCCAGAACGGGCGAACAGAGCGCTACATTCCCTGTAAGAACATCACCTCGGTACCAACAGAACAATTTGAGCTTTGCCCGGAGGATTACGCGGCAGCGGAAGATCGTGGAACCATCACTGCTATCGTGCATAGTCATCCGGGTGATGGCGCGACCACACAGCCGAGTGAGCTGGATATGCTTCAATGTGATGCGCATGGTGTGCCATGGGTTATTGCTTCATGGCCGGAAGGCGACATTCGTACCATTTACCCTCGGGTAGAACGTGAACTGATTGGTCGCGGTTTTGTGCTCGGCCATGCTGACTGTTGGTCGCTGATCATGGACTGGCACAAACGGCAGGGCATCGAGCTTAAAAACTACAGCGTGGATCGCCCCTGGTGGGAGTCCGGAGAGGAAAATCTTTATCTCGATAACTGGTACGCCGAGGGTTTTCGCCAGGTTAATACCCCGCGCCCAGGCGATATGGTGCTGATGCAGGTATCCGCGCCGGTGGTGAATCATGCCGGTATTCTGCTTGAAGATAACCAGCTTCTTCATCATCTCTACGGGCAATTGTCCTGTAAAACCCCCTATGGTGGCTACTGGCGTGAACGCACCGCCCTGATTGTCAGACACAAGGATTTGCCATGAATCAGTATAAAACGGTTTTGCTGAGCGGAAGCCTGGCGGCACTATTTGGTCGTGTGCATCGACTTGTTATCGATACGCCAGCGGAAGCGTGCCGCGCCCTGTCTGTCACCATCCCCGGATTTGAAACGTTTATGCAAAACGCTCATCTTAAAGGGCTTCGCTTTGCCGTCTTCAAAGGCAGACACAACATCACTAAAGAAGAGCTGAAGCATAACAGCGGCGATGAAGTGATCCGCATTGTACCGGTGATCGCCGGGAGCAAGCGGGCTGGAGTTTTGCAAACTGTTCTTGGGGCGGTACTGGTAGTTGCCGGCGTGCTTATTGGATATTTCTCCGCGGGCACAATGTCTGCATTTGGTTACGGAATGGCGAAGTTTGGAGCGGCCATGATGATTGGCGGTGTCGCTCAGATGCTTTCACCGCAGGCCAAGGGCCTCGCTTCTCGCCAGGATCCGGACAACATGCCGTCGTATGCGTTCGGCGGCCCGGTAAACACGGTCGCGATGGGTAACCCGGTGGGTGTGGCTTACGGTTTACGTGAACGCGGTGGGGCTATTATCTCTGCGGGTATTTATACCGACGATTATCAATAACCACTTTCATTCACTACAGGGTCGCTCAGGCGGCCCTTTTTTGTGGGCGCAATATGGCACATATCCAGGGACGCAAGAGCGGCAGCAGCAAACCCAGTTCCCCGAAAGAATCACCCGATTCACTGCATTCGGTGGCCACAGCAAAAATCCTTCTGGCACTCAGCGAAGGGGAGTGTGTTGGTGGGCTGAGCGATAAAGATATCTATCTCGATGGTACGCCAGTTCGGGCGCAGGACGGGACACTGAACTTTCCCGGTGTGACGTGGGAGTATCGCCCCGGCACTCAGGCGCAGGAATATATCCAGGGTATTCCCTCAGTTGAAAATGAAATCTCGATCAACACGCCATTAAAACAAACCCAGCCATGGACCCGCGCCATCAGCAATACGCAACTTTCCGCGCTGCGTATTCGTCTTGGCCTTCCCGCGCTGCAAAAGCAGAAAGATAACGGTGACGTTGTTGGCTCGCGGGTTGAGTACAAAATTGAACTGGCCACCGATGGCGGCGCATACCAGGTCGTTGTGAATGGTGCCTTTGATGGCAAAACGACTTCGCTTTATGAGCGCTCACACCGCATTGACCTGCCAAACGCCACCACGGGCTGGCAGGTTCGCGTTACCCGCATTACTGTTGATTCAGTTTCTAACCGCCTGGCTGATGCCACGAATATTGAAGCGTACGCTGAAGTTATCGATGCCAAGCTTCGCTACCCGAACACCGAGCTGTTGTTCGTCACCTTTGATGCAAAGCAGTTCAGCAATATTCCACAAATCAGTGTTAAAGCGCCGGGGCGGCTGATTCGCGTACCAACAACTTATGATCCGGTACAGCGCATTTATGCCGGTACCTGGGACGGTTCATTCAAATGGGCATATTCCAATAATCCGGCCTGGGTGTTTTACGACATGGTCCTCAATCCTCGCTTTGGCCTGGGTGACCGTCTTGATGCGACTCAGGTCGACAAATGGGAGCTCTACCGCATTGCGCAGTATTGCGATCAGTTAGTTCCCGATGGCCTTGGCGGGAGTGGTACCGAACCGCGTTTCCTCTGTGACGTGTACATTCAGAGCCAGAACGAAGCGTTCAACGTACTACGCGATCTGGCGAGTATCTTTCGCGGTATGACGTACTGGGCCAATAACCAGCTTTTTGCCCTGGCTGACCAGCCACGCGACATGACTTATGTTTTCACCCGGGCAAATGTCATCGGTGGGAAATTTGTTTATGCCGGTGGCAGCGAGCGTAACCGCTATTCGACAGCAATGGTGTCCTGGTCCAACCCCGACAATCATTATGCTGATGAAGTGGAAGGCGTGTTTGAACAGGACCTGATTCGTCGTTACAAAGTGCGTCAGACTGAAATTACCGCCATTGGCTGCACCCGCAGGACCGAGGCAAATCGTCGTGGTCGCTGGACACTACTGACGAACGCCAAAGACCGTCTTGTGACATTTTCCACCGGGATGGAAGGGATGATCCCATTGCCTGGGTATATTATCGGCGTGGCTGATCAGAACCTATCTGGCAAGGTGATGGGTGGACGTATCAGCGCAGTAAATGGGCGGGTTATTACGCTAGACCGTGTTGCTGATGCCAAACCGGGTAGCCGTCTGATAATCAACTTACCCTCCGGTACATCTCAGGCACGTACGATTCAGTCGGTCACTGATAAGCAGGTCACCGTCACCACGGCTTACAGTGAAACGCCGGAAGTGCAGTCGGTGTGGGTTGTGGATGCTGATGATCTGTTTATTCAGCAGTATCGGGTGACGGGTGTCACTGATAATGACGATGGCACATTTACCATCGCGGCCATAAACCATAATCCTGATAAATATGCTGCCATCGATACTGGCGCACGCCTTGATGAGCGACCAATATCTGCCATTCCTCCTGGTGTGCAAGCACCGCCAGCCAGCGTAGCCATTTCCAGCTACAGCCGGGTGGTACAGAACATCAGCGTTGAAACGCTGCGTGTGAACTGGGATGCGGTACCGAACGCTATTGCGTACGAATGCGAATGGCGTAAAGATAATGGCGACTGGGTTAATGCACCGCGCACCAGTTCGCTGGGGTTTGAAGTCCCGGGCATCTATTCCGGACGGTATACCGCCAGGGTCCGCGCTATCAATTCCAGTGACATCTCCTCAGTCTGGACTTCATCACCTGAAATTGAACTCACGGGCAAGGTTGGCCAGCCCCCAAAACCTCTTAATTTTCGCACCACGCCGATAAACTGGGGTATCCAGATCGACTGGAATTTTCCGGACGGTGCAGAAGACACCCTGATGACGGAAATCCAGTATTCAGCAGCGTCTGATGGGGCAAGTCCACTTCTTCTATCTGATGTGCCATACCCTGCAAAATCCTACACCCAGCTTGGTTTACGTGCGGGGCAGGTGTTCTGGTACCGGGCACGGTTAATCGACCGTATCGGTAATCAGTCTGACTGGACCGACTGGGTTCGTGGCATGGCGAACGATAACGCTGATGATTACCTGGGCGATATTGCTAAAGACTTCCTGACCTCAGCTGATGGCGAACGACTCTCCAGCCAGATTGATACAGGCATCGAAGGTCTGCTGCAGAATGCGCTGAATAATAATTCTTCGGTTGATCACCAGTTCAGGCTCTTTGGGCAGAACCGTGCCGATATTCTGACGGTAAAAACGACCATCGCGGATCTGGATCAATCTTTCGCGGAACAGTCGACATTAGTATCAGCTCAGTTCCAGACAGTTGGCAATCAGTTGATATCTAACATGAATGGACTTGATGCTGTTGGTAAGCAACTGGTGACGAATACTGCTGCGCTCGAGCAGAAAATGACATCTGTATTTAACGCCAGTGGTGGCTCCGCAATTTACAGCATGAAAGCAGGCGTGAATCTGAATGGCAATTACTACGACGCCGGGATGACTATCGCTGTTTTAGCGCCATCCGGTCAGCCGGTTACCACGCGTATTGGTTTTAATGCCAATCAGTTAGTCGTCATGAGTGGCAGCGGTGGCAATGCTTATTCGCCGTTTGCAATCGTTAATGGCCAGGTATTTATCAGCGATGCATTTATTCGGGACGGGACTATTACCAATGCGAAAATTGGTGATTTTATTCAGTCGAATAATTACTCACCAGGTGCCACCGGCTGGCGGCTGGATAAAGGTGGCACTTTCGAGAACTACGGCTCTACACCAGGGCAAGGCAGCATGACTCAAAATAATCAAAAAATCATTATCAGGGACGGCTCTGGGGTCGCCCGTGTCGTGATGGGGAATCTTTCATGAAGCGTGTTATTTGCAGTGTCTTTGGGATGCTAATGGTGGGGTGTGCGAGTGCCCCGGTACAGACGGTAGATTGTACCGCGACTTATCGCACCATGATTAATGGTGTGCGGTATGAGAATAACGTTCAGATTTATCAGATAAAAACTGACCATACGGGCAAGGAATACGTCAGGCCAAAGCATGCTAAGCACCTGATGTTTTATGGACAGTGGTACCCGCGTAACCAGTTCATCAATTATCAGTGCAAAAAGGAATAAAGATGAGTTATGGCGTGCAGATTTTTGACGAGAAAGGCAGAAACTTACTGGCGCTATTATCTCCGACATTTGTTCTTGATTATATTTCCTCCCCGGCTTCTGGTTCCCGTAACTATTCAGATACAGGTGGCCGCAATCTTAAAGTTTGTGTGCTGCATTACGTGAGTATTGCGGGAATAAAGACAGCCATACCCGCAACCGCAACAGTTTCGGGTAATACGGTGAGCTGGGCTAACGTCAGTGTTGAGCAGCCTGTCATAGTGGTGGCGGAATAATGAGTTACGGATTACAGATAACTGGCGACGATGGCCGGCTTTGGATAAGCCCTGATTTTGTACCGCTCAATTTCCAGGGAAAAATAGCTTTCTCGGGTAATGGGAGTTACGACACAGGGGTTTCTGCATCCAACAGAATGATGTTTTTTGTCAGAAATAGCGCAGCCTTTATCGCTGCGGATTTCACATTATCCCAGTCAGGTACCTGGATAATTAATGTTTCCTCTGCCAACGGTGGTGGAACTTTTTATATTTTCGCCGATATTGCCACCATAAAGAGCACTTACGGAATTGCGGTATACAGCGCATCTGGAAAACTCTTGTGGTGCACTGACATGCTGCCGCTGATGCTGCGACGCATCAACAATCCTCAGGCGATAACCAATACCAATTACACCGTTGAAACGGGTATCAATCTTGCGGTCTATCCGGGTATTGTCAGCACCTATCGCCAGGTACTTAACCCTGGTCAGAATATTTTCATTTACGGTTATATGGGGTGCGGCGCATACGGAACAACCGTAACAATCAGTAAAATGTACACAGAGCAGCTCAGCGGTGGCACACCCGAGCCCGCGAGGTTTAAACAAGAGTTCCTGTACATCGATGTTTCGCTGTACGACTAATTAGCATCAGCAAAATAAACCCGTTTCGGCGGGTTTTTTATTACCTGAATTCAGGAGAGAACCATGCCAGCAGGCACTATCACCCTAACGAATAACTCTACCGCGGTTACCGGCTCCGGTACCGCATTTCCGACTGAACTCAAAGCCAATGATTTCCTTGTCGCCGTAGTGGGTGGCACAACCTACACGCTGGGTGTGAAATCTGTCGAATCAGCAACCGCACTAACACTCACAACAGCCTATGGTGGCCCAACAACGGGCGGTCTTGCCTGGACACCGATTCCTAATGGCACGCTGGTGGGGATTACGGCACAGATTGCCGCAGATACGGCGCGCGCCATTCGTGGGCTGAACTACGACAAACAGAACTGGCAGCAGGTTTACAGTGCGAGCGGAAATATCACCGTCATGCTACCGGATGGTTCAACCTGGGCTGGGCCGTCATGGAATGGAGTAAGTACAAAATTAAACGGGAAATTAGATAAATCAGAAAACCTGAATGATTTAGGTGATAAAGCTCAGTCTCAAAAAAATCTGGGCTTAGGTGATTCAGCAGTCCGCGATGTTAATAAGTTACTTGTTTCAGATTCGAGTCCATCAGTACCCGTCATGCTTCAAATGAATAGTGATTTTAGAAATGTCATCTCATATGACACTCTTGGCGAATATCCGTTGGGATTGAGTGCGGGATTGGCGACGGGTAAGCAGCTTCCAGGGTCAGGAGTAGCACAAGGCGGGTTTGTGGGGCTAATTAACGCCAGAACCTGGGGAAATAACAGTGCGGGGCAGTGTAGTTTTCAGATTGCTGTGAACGACAATGTAGCGGGATTTCGCCGCACGTATATTGCTAACGGTACATGGTTTTATTCTAACTTCCTTAGCTGGTATCACTCAGGAAATACAACCAGAGCTTCTGACGGAACATTAAAAGCCGCCTCGCCTGTTGTAAAAATCTTCGCTAACGGCAATGCGGAAACAAATGAAGAATCAGAGGGAGTAACGGTCACTCGCCAGGCTCCCGGGGTATATCTTGTTGAA